ACACAAGTAATGGTTATAGTGCAAGAACTGATGTATTTGAAGTTACAAATCTTATTTCAGAAGAAATTGATTATACTGATAGATTAAATGATGCTTGGTATTACGCTATGTTCGATAATATCGGTGGTGGTCAATACACAGGTTCATCTTTCTACACTTATGTAACAGGTTTAACACAAACATCAAGTGCTTCAAACTGTGCATCTTTCTACAATTATAGTGTGAACGGTCACGTAACTACACTTGAAATTAACAACGGAGGTTCAACTTATTCAAACGCAACTAACGTTGCAACAACAACAACAGGTAATGGTGTTGGTTTAACAGTTAATATTGGTGTTGATAGTGGTGTAATAACAGGTGCAACTGTTTATTCTGCTGGTACAGGTTATCAAGTTGGTGATACTGTAACAGTGGCCGGTGGTGATGGAACGGCAATTTTAGATATAGTTGCAATTTCTTCAACAGTTGGTAACATTAATTACAATACAAAAGAAATATTTGTTTATCTTCCTGATAACTTATTAATTTCACCAACACAAATAGTATCATCATTCAGTGCTTGTACGTCAAATGTTAAAATAGGTGCGGTAGCACAAGTAAGTGGTGATACTTCAAATGATTTTACAACTTGTTTAACTTATACATTAACATCTGAGGATAATACAGTAACTAATAATTGGTTAGTATGTGTTACAAATGATGACCCTTGTAATCCAGCATCTACAGGTACAATAGGTAGTATTAACACAGGTACAATTACAAATTGTTTCACTGGTACAGTTGTTGGTAATTTAGTATATTATGACGGTGAATCGTATAAAGATTATGACGATTTAGTTGTTACAACTTTACGTTCAAGAGGTTTAGCTAATTATAGTGATGATGATGGTGCGGTTTATGAAGTATCTGGTTTAACTCAAGTAAGTTTAGATATGTCAGGTGTTTATTCAGGTGTAACTAAAAACCCTTACTTAACATTCTTAGTTAATGCAACAGGTAGAACAGGTACTCAATATTCATTTGAAACTTCATTATCTAATTCTGACGCTAAATACGTTACTAAATTATTTGGTATGAGTAACTTTAGTAAAGATAGAACATCAGTTCCATTATTTGTTGAGGAAAGATATCAAGCTTTATTAAATTACGGTTGGAGAAAAGGTTTTATTAGAGGTTTAAATCCTAATTTAACGGCTTTACCTAATGCTAGACAAGGTAGTGACCCATCATCAATAGGTTTCTATTTAGAGAAATATCAATCACCTGAATCACCTTGGGTTGTTTCAGAATTAAGAGGTAACAAAGTTTACAACTTGTTCAAGTTCACTACAATTTCAGATGGTTACGCAGCTAATATGGAAATTAAAATTTCTATTGCGAATATCTCATTTGGTAATGGTACATTTGACGTAATGGTTAGAGATTATTTTGATACCGATTCTGCACCACAAGTTATTGAGAAATTCACTAACTGCTCGATGGACCCAAATCAAAATAACTATATCGCGAAAAAAATCGGTACACTTGACGGTGAATACCAATTAAATTCGAGATATGTTATGGTTGAAGTTAACGAGGAGGCACCAATAGATGCGTTACCTTGTGGTTTCGATGGATATAATACAAGAACATACAACGGAGCACGTTCACCTTTCCCAATTTTCAAAACTAAATATGACTTTCCTGGTGAAGTTATCTATAACCCACCATTTGGTTTATCATCAGGTGCTGATGATACTATCAAAACTGCGGGTGATAATGTTAGAAGAACATATTTAGGTTTTTCAGATACAGTTGGTTACGATATTGATTTTGTTAATTATAAAGGTAAACAATTACCGTTAGATATTTGTACGGCAGTTTCAGGTAATATTTGGGATACTAAAACAAAAGGTTACCATATGGATAACAGAGCGTCAGCAATTACGATTAATAACACATTCTACGAAAAAGTATTAGACCCACAAACTAACAAGTTTGTTATGTCAGCAATCACAAGTGCAACAACTAAGTTCTTTACTGGTAATGCTGAGTTTAGTTCTGACCCATCAAATGAATCTAACCCTTACTACAGACTTTACGCACGTAAATTCACATTAGTAGTAGGTGGTGGTTTTGACGGATGGGATATCTATAGAGATTCAAGAACAAATACTGATAGATTTGCATTAGGTAGAAATGGTTACTTAAAAGGCTCTTGTCCTTCAGTTAAATACCCTACAGCTACAGGTTGGGGAGCATTTAAACAAATCACTGTTGACGATAACACTCAAGATTGGGGTAATACTGACTATTACGCTTATTTATTAGGTCAAAGAACTTTTTCTAATCCTGAAGCGGTTAATATTAACGTATTTGCAACTCCTGGTGTTGACTATATAAACCATTCAGATATCGTTGAGTACGCAATTGATATGATTGAAAATGATAGAGCGGATTCAATCTATATCACAACAACACCTGATACTCTAATGTTTACACCAACATTTAGTCCTGATGATTTAATTTACCCTCAAGAGGCGGTAGATAACTTAGAAGGAACCGGTATTGATTCTAACTACACCGCAACATACTACCCTTGGGTATTAACGAGAGATAGTGTTAATAATACTCAAATTTATTTACCACCAACTGCTGAGGTAACAAGAAACTTAGCGTTAACAGATAACATCGCGTTCCCTTGGTTCGCAGCGGCAGGTTACACAAGAGGTATCGTAAATGCGGTTAAAGCTCGTAAGAAATTGACTCAAGAAGATAGAGATACTCTTTATAAAGGTAGAATTAACCCAATCGCGACATTCTCTGACGTGGGTACAGTAATTTGGGGTAACAAAACTCTTCAAATTAGAGAATCAGCGTTAGACAGAATAAACGTAAGAAGATTGTTATTACAAGCTCGTAAATTGATTTCAGCGGTTTCAGTGAGATTGTTGTTTGAACAAAACGACCAAAAAGTAAGACAAGATTTCTTAAATGCGGTTAACCCTATCTTAGATTCAATTAGAAGAGACAGAGGTTTATACGATTTCCGAGTTACTGTATCGTCAGACACTGCTGATTTAGATAGAAATCAAATGACAGGTAAGATTTTCATCAAACCAACTAAATCATTAGAGTTCATTGATATCACATTCTACATTACACCGACAGGAGCATCGTTTGAAAACATATAACAAACAACTCTATAATAAAAAGGGAGACTAGTTCTCCCTTTTTTTTATAACATAATATTTATAGGTATGAGTAATAGAAATTTAATTAAAAAAATATTAAAAGAGGTTGCCGAAGAAAGAAATTTAAGATTATATGCTTTAGATTGGGATGATAATATTTTAGGAATGCCAACTAAAATTTATCTTAAAGATGAAGAGGGTAACTCTGTTGGTATGCCAACGGACCATTTTGCGGAATATAGACATTTAATAGGTAAAGAACCTTTTGAATATGAAGGGTCAACTATATTAGGTTTTGATGAAGACCCGTTTAGAGATTTTACACATCCAGAAACGTTTTTAAGGGACACTATTAAAGCGGTTAAAAATAATAGATTTTCCCCAAGTTTTGAGAAATTCAAAGAAACATTAATTTATGCAAATCCATTTTCAATTATCACGGCAAGAGGTCATAGTCCAAAGGTAATTAAAAAAGGTGTTAAATTATTTATCAACATCGCATTAACACCGGAAGAAAAACAAGAAATGATTAGTAACATCAAAGACGTTTTGGACTTCGAAGAAATTGGAGGTTACTATAAAACAGGTGATTTAGACGATTCTCAATTGATTGACGTGTATTTAGATGAAAAAGGTGATTACTACCCTGTATCATCAAAAGAATTCGGTCAGAGGTTTAAATTGGATTCAAGTAAAGGAGCGTCTAGTCCGGAACATAATAAGAAATTAGCATTATCAGACTTTTTAGACCAAGTATATTATAAAGTAGGTCGATTAATTGATAGTGGTAAATATGGTTCGGTTTCATTAGGATTTTCAGATGACGACATAAGTAATGTTAGGAGTATGGTTCAACACATAGAAGATGAACTTTCAAGAGTTTATCCTGAAATACATTTTGTTGTGAAAGATACTTCTGAAGGTGGAATGAAAAAAATAGTTATAACTAGACTTAACAATGAGGCAGACTCTGAGTCTTTACTAGAAAATTATATGATTAATAAAATATTAAGCTATTTATAATAAATTAATATATTAAAATAATTAACTAGAATATTTATAACTAGATTACTAGAATTATAAAAAAAATAAAAATAAAAGTCAATAGAAAAATATTTCAAAGACTATTTATATACAAAAATAAACATAAAAATTAAAAATAAGATAAGATGGCTGATTTATTAATGAAAATGCCGATACCATATGAACCTAAAAGACAAAACAGGTTTATTTTACGTTTCCCTTCAACATTAGGAATTAACGAATGGTTTGTGGAAAGTACGGCTAGACCTAAATTAACTATTGGAGCAACTGAGATTCAATTCTTAAATACTTCAACTTGGGTTGCGGGTCGTTTTAACTGGGGTGATATAAATGTTAAATTTAGAGACCCAATCGGACCTTCGGCATCACAAGCGTTAATGGAATGGGTTCGTTTATGTGCGGAATCAGTAACAGGACGTATGGGTTATGCTGCAGGTTATAAGAAAAATATCGACTTAGAACTTTTGGACCCAACAGGTGTTGTTGTTGAGAAATGGATTTTAGAAGGTGCTTGGTTATCAAGTGTTGACTTTGGTTCGTTAGGTTATAGTACTGATGGTATTGCTGAGATTAATGCAACATTGAGACCTGACCGTTGTATATTAGTGTACTAATTAAATTATTCAAATATAATTTCAATCCACGTAACTTGGTTTGCGTGGATTTTTTTGTTATATACTTTATATAAAAAAAAAGTAAATTATATTAAAAAAAAAGATATAATATGGAAATGAGAAACTTACATGATTTAATCATACGGGACCAATATGATGGTGGTGGACGTTGTGATGACACTAAAGGGATTGTTATTAAAAACCTAATCATTGAAACTAATGCTCAATTATGTGTTGAAATTGGTGTTTTAAAAGGAGCTTCGTTAATGTACTTTGCAGAAGCATTAGAAATCACTAAAGGTAAAGTAATTGGTATTGACCCATATTCAATGGAAACATTATATAATGAAATACCCGATAAAGAAATACAAAAATATACTTATGAGG